ATTCCTGATAAACCACTGGTGCCATATACTTGACCAGCTGTAACAAAGGACATACCAATGTTAGCAACAGCCATAGTCTTAGCGTTAGACACAGCCACCTGGCCTGCATAACGATAGTTGTCTGCCTGATACTTACCCATCTTCTCAGCGATAGTTTGGTTATCTCTCGCTATAGTAAAATCATTTACGCCCTGTCTAAGATTGTAAGTTGCGATAACGTCATGGCTATCACCTGAAGAGAAAGGGTCTAGGTTGCCAGCCGCTGCCCTAGCTGCATTAGCTGCTAGTACCGCATTCATTTTCTTTAGAGCATTAACGCCTTGCTGTTTGTACGAAAGGCCATCTAGTTTTGCCTGTCGTTCTGTAATCTCAGCCTGGCGGTTGTACATAGTACGTTGTGCTTTGGCTGCTTGTATTTGTGCATAGCCGCCAACGACAGCTGATGCGATTGCCATTACTGCTAAAGTTGGGCCGCTCATTGTCCTACACTCACTTTGTAATCTAAACTCAGAACCGTCATAAAGACTGGTTGGTTCTGGCTTATGGTTATTTGTGCATCCCTGGAGTACCCAAGAAGGCCACTTACTTTTTTCTTACCTGTAAACGATGTAACACCACCGCCACCGCTCAACCCAGTTGATTGTAATGGTGTCGTGTGTCCATTGATTGTTAGGTTCTGTGTTAAAAATAAATTTGGTGTCACCTCTAAAATTCTTTTTTGCTGACTGGCTACAGCACCGCTAGGCAATCTTAATTCTACTGGATTGGTTTTTACCTCTACCTCGTAATTCAGCCCTGCTTCTAAATAAGTTGTAGGCGTACCGCCAGCTGTTACATTGCCGCTAGATACTGTTGCATCAGCATCAACAATGTCATCTCTGATTACCTTTACTGTCTCACCGTTTAGATGAGAGTGACCGCTGTATGTTGCGCCAGAGAAACCAGCTCGTGTTTGTACTGCGCTGTCTGTAGTGAAATCATCATCGAATATCTCTAAGTAGTATTTAGTAGAGCCACCTATAGTTCTTTTAACAATCACATAGATATCATCAATATCGACACCGACATCAACAAAGTCACCGTCTGTAACAAAGTGTGATGGTGCTACAATGTTCTGTCCTTTGTTCAGCATAAACGCTGCTATCTCGCCTGTATGTGCCAGACTAGATGCACGATATCCAGCTGTATCAGTTCCATTTACTACCAGGAACAAGTCGCCCTCAGTAGTATCTGTTGCGGCCCTTAGTGCTAGTTTCTGTGGGTCTATCAACAAATGTGATGCAAGAAGGGATATGTTATTAGCAACGTATGAAAGTTCTACGTCACTGAACAATAGTTCACGAACAGCTTTGCCTGACCGTTGAATAAACAACGTGCCACCCTCAGCAGCCTGAGGTCTAATAAAAGGCTTTGCGCCTCGCTTGGTACTAGACTTGGCAACAATGTTTGCTGGTGTGATTGGGTCTAGGTCACCTTGCGGAATAAAAAACTCTGCGCCTGTTGTAAATACCTGTAAGTCTCTACCTGAACGCAAACCAGTAATCGTGTTCACCTGGTCAGTAGCTAGAGTGATTTTGATTGCATCGTCATCTAATCCTTCAGCTGCTTTAAAGTTAAAAAAGTTTCCAACCTTTGAGCCAAACAATGTCGATGGCAAACTGTCTGCGCCACCAAAGTATAGCCTGCCTTCATGGAAGGTCGCTGTAAAAGGCCAGCCTCTAGTGTTGCTCCAGGCATTTTCATAGCCTGTCTCTTTGACAAAATTGCTAGTAGCGTCTGTGTCAAAGAATGGTATCTCTACCATTGCTTCAACCTCAGTCGCAGAATTGAACCTGGTTATTCTGGCCCTGCCAAAACCATTATCTATTTCAAGAAACTGGTCTACATCACTAGCACTAAAAATACTTGCAGATGCAGTAATGGTAACTGTTCCGTCTACACCGCTAGGTGTAATAGTTCCAGATGGGCTGGTTGTTGAAAGTGTAAATGCGTGTTTGGGAATAGTCAGTTCAGATGACAGGCTAGTTGCTGTCCATGTTGTGTCTGTTGCGCCCCTAACAAGTTTGAAAGGCACAAAGTTAGGATGAACGCAAATCAATGTGTCAGCTGACTGAGTAAAGTTTAGCCTGGCTAAATCAAAAGCAGTAACGCTATAAAGAGTACCCACACTGTAATCCAGGTAATCATTGCCGCTCCCATTGATGTTGGTAAGCAATGCACCGTTCTTATAGAACCTCATACGAATAGTTGATGCTGTGTTATATGCAGACATCACAACCATGAAACTAGTCTCTGATGAAAACTCAAAAGGTACTAGATGATGGCTGTTGTTTGCTCCATCGCTTGTAATGTCTAAAAGAAACTTTAATCCTGGTCGTCTACTGAAACCGCCCTGCGGTTCAAAGATGACATTCTTTGCTGTCTCAACAGATGTATAATATTGCTGTAGGTCGATACGCCCTTTTAGTAGAGGGTCTATCTCACCTATGCTAAATGAAGATTGGTATTGTTGAACACGGCTCATCGAATATCAGTAAGCAGATAATCACCAACAACAGAAGGTGTCTGCCCCCCACTATCTATAGATGCCGCTTGCCTGAAATACCCTCCTCTTTGTCCTTCGGCTGGAGTACCTAGCGCAATAGTACGCCAATACTCTGATTTAGTTGTTTGGTCTGTAAGCGTCTCTGCCAGATGCCATGCCATTTGATAGGCAAGCAATGTGATAAAGTATGTAGGCATACCGCCTTCACTTACAGCCTTTTGATAATCTATATGTACCTCAGTTGCCTCAGTCATCAATACTGAGTAACCGCCTGTAGCTTGTGCAATCTCCCAGTCTTTGTAGAGCAAACCACCAGGGTTGCTTGTTACCCTTACTGCCTCAGGAACACCAATCAACATATCGTTTGGCAATATGTACTGATACGTCCATTCGTTCTGTGGGGTTGCTGTGTCTCTTGAGAGTTGACGTTTAGCAATGGTGAATGACCAACGGTACATTCCCAATGTTGAAAACTTAACTTCTTTGTAAATGGTATCGCAGGCTGTTGCTGCTGGAGTACCGTCAGAAAAACTAGTAATGGCTTCAACACCAAGAAGCAGTAACGCTTTGTTACAAACTTTTACGTCAGTATCGCCCTGTGCCATCTAGTTCTCCCTTATAGTAGTAGGGGGCGTTGCCGCCCCCTACCATGTTAGTTTTAGTCACTGTCAGTTTGTGCAATGGTTGTTCCATCAGTTACGTCAACCACAGATGATGCATTAGATGCAACAGTGTGAATTGATGATGCCAATGTACCACCAGTGCTTGTTACTGAAATGATAACATCACCTACAGATACCTCTGAAGACACATCGTTAAAGTAGCCTGCTGTGTTAACAGTAGCTACTGTGTCTGCTGTAGTGTAAGTGAACAGCTGTGGAGCAGTACCTTTTTTAGACTGACCACCGATTGGGTTCCACCCATCTCTATCAAAAGCCATATCAGTACCTCCTTAGCTTTCACGACAAGTAATATCTACAAGACCTTCAGTATCAATAACGATACTGCCCATAGACAGCTTGCCTGTTACCAGGAAGGATGTCTTCTCTGGCACATAGTTGATTTCAGTTGATGCAGGCATACCCACAGCAACACCTACTGCACTCTGATGGAATGCAAAGCAAGTACGGTCATTAGAACCGTCAATGCTTAGACCACCCTCATCCCTGTCTCCAAGAATGTGGAATTGGAAGCCCATCATGGTGCTTACCTGGCCTGAGACTAAGGCACGAATAGTCTGGAAATCAGCACTAATCGCACGTTCATCGCCAAGCAATGCTGCAAGGTTGTTAGCATGGATAATCATATGTCGGCCTTCGCCTGGAACATTTGCTGCATCCAGTGCTTTCTTAGCCGCAATAATCTTACCAATGTTAAGGTCACTTGCTGTAGCAGACCCTGACGTTACAACAGTGTTGGCAATAGTTGTGCCAGCTGATGCTGTAGAAAGAGCGTCAAGCAAGATTTGGTCTTGCCTACGTCCAATAGCAGAACCCACCACTTGTGCAAGTTCACGCCTTTCGTCAAAGTTTACCTTCTGTTGCAAGAAGATATCGCTGTACTCAGCTGCATAGTAGTCAGTAAGTGTACAGGCTACAGATGAGAACGTGCTGTTTAGCGGCACGACATCGGTAGCTGGAGTACGAACACTTGCTTGACCCTTCCCTACTTTGGGAAAGTTTACGGTAGAACCAACAACACCTGTTCTGGTTCTGGCGGCACCAGTCAAAACTGCTGCTCCTTGATATGCCTGATGTACTTCGGCATCAAAAAGCTGCACAAAGGCTGGTGACAGATTTGCTTTAGTTGTCATATTTGCCTCCTAGCAAAAGTTACATTGTTTATTCGCAACAGTTGTCCAGAAAGCCTGGGCTGTAACCTACGGTATACGCTACCGCAACGGCTGATTTTCTCAGCTGCCAGAACGGCTGTTGGTTACAGTTATCGTTCAGTTTAAGTTATACAATACAAGGCCCATCTTGTAAAGCTATTTGTATCGCTCCTCAAATTCCTTCTCTACTGAACGAGTATAGGCTGCATCTGTTCCGTAACGAGGGTCAGCCATCATGCCGTTAATTCGTGACCTGAAATCGTCTTCCCCTTCTTTCGTAGCTGCATAAGCAGTCGTTGTAGGAATAGTGACATTCTCACCTGTCATTGCTCGTACCTTTTGCAAAAGTCGTGCGCCAACAGCGGTGCCACCCCAGATGTCTATCTCATTCAATTCATCTTCAGAGATAATGCCTTTGTTCATCAAGCCGTCTGCCCAGGTAAGATTAGATTTAATAATCTCATCTGCGTTGTCGCCTAGCATTTTCTTTTCTTGTGCAAGAGACATCGTTTCAGCTTCAGCCGTTTCGCCCCCCATCGCAAGAACCTTGCCTGCCAAGTCCTCAAACGCTGCCTGTGAAATACCATTATCCTTAGCCCATCCAGTGAAAAATGTTGCAAGTTCATCGTCAGATTGAACGCCAGCCTCTTCCATAAAAGAGACATCATATTTTTCTGGGGCTTTGTGTTTGCCTTGAGAAAATTTCTTCTCAAGATTGTTGTAGCTTTCAGCCATCTTCTCTAGGTCTGGGCCATCATCATCCCAAAACTTTTCAGGCATCCAGTCAGGTCGTTCATACGGCCCATCTGGTTCAGCATCTTCACTTGGTTCTAGATGCGGAATGTCTCCTGGTTGTTCAGTTGTTTCATGTGAAACAGGATTTTCCTGTCTGGCTTGTTCCATTAAACCCTGAGGTTCAGGTTGTTGCTGTTCCTGTTCTACAGGTTCCGCAGCCAGTGCCTCATTCGATTGGCTCATTTGCTCTCCTTATACGTTGTTGTATTTCTCTCACAATAGAGTTCTGGCCTTCTCTAGCATATCCAAAGCTAGTATCTGCACCAGGAACCCAGCAAGGTTGGTCGAGTGTTATTTGTTTCAAATGCTCTAGAACAGCCTTGCCTTCTTGTGTTCCAAAACATTTACTGTATGCATAATCAAGTTTGATTTGTGCATCTGCATCATTAAGTCTGAGGTGATGTACGTTAGCCTCTAGGCCATCCCATCCTACAGAGTTAATATCTCTAATCTTATCCGCTTGGTTCGCCACCAGCTACCTCTCCTTCTGGTGGGGCTTCCTGGACAGACGGCCCAGGAGCAGCCCCTTGTTGGCCTTGCTGCTGCATTGCTGCTTGCTGTTGCATAGCCATAACTTGTTGCATGATTGCCTGACGTTCTTCAGGTGTCGTTCTCAGTGATGCATCAATACCCATGTTGTCGAGTATGTAATCACCTACAGCTTCAGGTTTGATGAGAGTATTGCCTGCCCCACCTAGTGCCTGTGACATCTGTAAGAAATTCAGAACATTACTTACCTTCTCCATATTGGATGCCATAGCAAGCGGTGATTGTGGTTCAATAACAACCTCTAGACCGTTTACTTTCAAAGGCAAATCAATCATGCCTTCTTCATCCATTAACTCTAGTGAACGTCTAACGATTGGATACATAGTCTCTGTAATCAAACGTCCAAACGCTGCACCAAGGTTCTGTGAAAGTTCCTTCATACGCTCTACGATTTCTGTAGCTGAACGTGCAGACATATTGTCTGGCGGTAGACTTTCATCGTACAAAGTCTTCTTTACATTCATACGCAAATCGTTTGCGATAATATTTGATAGCTGTGCATCTCCGCTTCTGGGGAGCGGTGCCAGGCTAGGCCCTCTAGGCCCACCATTGGAAGAGACACCAATGATTGCACCTGGCACTATCTGAATAGCTTGTGGGTTTAGAACCCCATCATCTACAGCGGTGAAGACACCACCGATAGAGAGTGAAGCGTTTTTCAGATTTAACTCTATAACCTTGTTAAGGGTTTTAATATCTGGAAGAGCGTAGAGACATGGGCCTCTGCCATAAATCTCACCTGGTGCTACCATGAACCTACTGATAACCCATGGGCTAGATTTCAGTTCTCTGTGCAAAATCTTGTGGTCACCCTCCATTGTCATAAGGCAGTAATCAAATCTACCTTTGTCATTTGGATAGGTGGCTTCCAGTAGTTCGATGTACTCCATAGGTTTCTCTGCATACTTTTGCAGAACCTCATCTGGAAACTCTACTCCTGGGAATTCTTTTTCAACAACCTCAAACGGCCTTTTAAATTTTCTGAATACATAGTTAGGCTTTCCGTCAGGGCCTTCATCAAATGTAATCTGGTACATTGGTATGGCTGTGTAACGGACTGGGGAAAGTTCATCTCCCTTTTGAATAAGCATAACAGCGGTGCCGACTGCTAGGTCTAGCAAAAACTCTCCAATCGCCAAATCAAAACCTGACTGACGCATGACACTAAAAAGTTTTTGATTGTACAAATCCAACACTTGTTGTGCTTGTACAGCACGTTCAGGAGGAACGTCTGAACCTGGCTTTAATCGACACCACTGTTGCTGGGGAGGAAATAATGCAGATTGAATTCTATTTGCAAATCGTGCGGTGCTATGGATAGCGGTACTATCAAACACACGTTTCATTTTGTTTTGACCAGGAGTATCCTGTTCGTAATAACCATCGTAAAGATTACGCATTGGCAAGCAATACTCATACGCTTCTTCGTAGATTGCTCTCCATTGCTCTTTACGAGTTTGGCAGTTGCCGTATCGTCTCTTCAGTGTTTTTACATCTTGCTCTGCCATACTATGCTTTCTTATGTCGGTTAGCAAAGTTCCTAGCAGCTTCTACACTACCGAACCCCCATGCTTTTAATGCTAATGCTTTACGAGTTGGCCTGCCCTTGTCATCCTTCATTGGGCCTTTCATCCCAGCAAAACGAGCAGCAAAACTAACACGCCTGCTATCAGTACCAGTCTTTTGTGGTTTTTTGAGATTGGCACCTTCAGTGCGTTTAAAGTGTTTTCTTCCAGCCTCATTAAGACCGCCTTCTGGGTTTTGAAAGCGTTTAGCAACCATCGGTTAAGCCTTCTTAGGTTTACCATACTTTTTAGCCATCGCCTTCTTCAGGCTGCTGTTCTTCATCGCCTTGGACTTCTTCTTCTCCGTTGGCTTCTTCATTCCGTAGTGACCTGGCATCTTCGTCCTCCTCTCCTGGTTTATACTTACGATGCTTTGGGTTTCTCACCCAGTTTCTTTCTCGCAACATTAGCCAATCCTTGGATTACGAACCCCACCTAGTGTGTTGTTCAATGCCGTCTGAACATTGCCTTGTTGCTGGTTTGTAACATCAGAACGCCTAGCGACAGACATCAGCACTCTAGCTGCACGGCCTCGTCTAGACTTTTTCCTGGATGCTACCTTCTTACGCTCAGTCTTCTCCTGTTGCTCCAGCTGTTCTTCCCTACGTTCTACTTCAGGGTCAACCTTTGGAGGTGGTGGAGGACTTGGTTTTGAAAATATACCGCCCATTAAAATAACCTCGCCATCATGTAATAATCATCTCCTTGAGGCCCATACTTTTGTAGTACGCCCTCATGTTTAAAGTAACATACTTCGGCCCACTTTACAGCTAGGACATTGCGAGAACATACCGTGATTTGTAGCCGTTTCATATCTAGTTTGTTCGCAGCGTACTCAAAAAACAGTTTAGATGCACGATGCATACGAAATGCTTTTTTAGAAACATCACCGCTTGGTATTAGCCAGGCTTCGTAAACGCCATCCCATAATTTATACAAACCAAACATGGCGTATATTTTATCTTGCATGGCTGTGAAGCTGTAACCTTTCGTAGCAAATTGTGTGAGGTATTGTGAATAGTTCACAAAAAGTTCACGATTTTCCATGTCAAACTTGTTGAGTTCAATCATCTTCAAATGCATGGGGTGCCAGTCAACAATGCGTTGCTCAGGCCAGTTCAGCTTCATTTGCTGTGTAAGTTCTTCAGGAGAAAACATCGAAATCAAGCACCTTTAGTGTCTGTTGCATATTTGCAACACCTCCCTTTCGAGTGACCATATCCTTATGTTCACCACCTCCAAGCAAGCAATAGCCAGCTGCATCACCAACGTGGGAGTGTTCGTTTTTGTTTGGTGTGCTTCTAAATCGTTCTTGGCCTGCACCCATGCTTACACGCTTGAAATGATAACCTCCAGCAAGTGACTTACGCAGTCTCTCGCATTTCTTGTCTATCAAAAATCCAGGCTTACCCTCTATCAACCTCTGCATGGGAATAGCTAGTGCCTCACGCCTAACTTTGAAATCATTGGTAGCGCATGGTCTGGCATGGATATCCATGGTACGCATATGGTCAAACGCTGTTGTCTCATAGATTTGGTCACGCTGTTGACCAGCTGGGTCACCCCATACCATGAATTGATACTTGGGAAAATAGATGCCCATTTCTTCCTTGAGCATATTTACAAACCTATTAAGACCCATGTCGAATGTAACTAGTTCATGGAGAACGTGCCATGCACCGTTCTTCATTCGTTGGGCAAAGATAGCAGCTGGTGTCAAACCAAAGTCGATACCTACTTGAACAGGAATACCTGGCTCAGGTTCCAAATCTTTTGCCATTGTTGTATCATCGTACTCAGGCCAGATTGGCATTCCTTCTTGAACGTATGTATAATCACCTTGGGCATAACATTTAATCCAATCAAGTTGCTTACCACCAAGCAGCTGCTCGTAGTATCCCGTTGGCAAATTTTTTAAATTTTCTGCTTTTGGATTTGTTCGCCACCATTTACCAGATGCTTGTATAAAACCATTTGCTTCAGGCATATCCTCTGGCACATCAGTGACAGGGAT